CGCGTAATTGACCCGGGTGCGGACACTTCAAGTGAAAGTGCAGAAGTAAAAGGAATTTGCGCAGCAGTACATACTGAAACAGTTGTTAATGCTTATAAAGCACATTTAGAAGCAAACAAGCCAGGAGGATAAAATATGTCACATGTATGGACAGTACAAGCTCTTGATTACGCTGTCTCTTCCGGGGGCAAAACAAACGTTGTCGGAACGGTTCATTGGAGAGCTACAAAAACTCAAGGAGACGATATAGTTGAAGTATACGGAACTGTTGGACTAGCAGATCCTGGTGACACTTTCATCGAATGGGCAAAGGTTACTCAAGCAGATGCAATTGCTTGGGCAAAAGCGGCACTTGGCAGTGATGAAGTCACTCGTCTTGAAGCAAGTCTTGATGCTCAACTTACAGAAAAAATTACTCCAACAACGGGGTCGGGGCGGCCTTGGGCAGCCTAAGAGACTGTAGATGGCAGCAAAGCGCCGCAGAAAAGCAGCAAAAAAGAAGCCAGTTCCCACAAACAAAAAGCTTTACGCAAGAGTAAAAGCTCAAGCGAAGCGTAAGTTTGCAGTATATCCTTCAGCTTACGCAAATGGATGGCTTGTAAAAACTTACAAAGCCAAAGGCGGTAAATACCGCATGGGGAGTAAATAATGCCAGCAGGTAAAGGAACTTACGGTAAAAAAAGAGGACGTCCTTCTAAAGCAGCAAAAAAGGGTGGAAAGAAGAAAAAGTCTATGGGTTTAACCGCAAAGCAGAAGAAACTGCCAATGGCTCTTCAAAAAGCAATTTTGAAGAAAAAGCGAGGAAAAAAGTAATGGACTTTATTCTTGGAATTGCAGTAGGTATGGCAGCTCACTGGGGTTGGGTTAAATTTGGTAAGCCCATTATGGACAAAATCTAATGGCAAAGCCGAAGGGTGGTTTAACCAAGTGGTTTAAAGAAAGCTGGGTAGATATCTCCCGTCCCAAAAAGGGCGGGGGGTATATGCCTTGTGGACGTAAGACGTCTAAAAAAGGTAAATATCCAAAGTGTGTTCCCGCTTCAAAAGCTGCTAGTATGACACCCGCAGAAAGACGATCTGCAATACGACGTAAGAGAGCTGCAGGTAACCCAGGGGGTAAGCCGACTATGGTAAAAACTTTTACAAAGTCGAAGAGGAGAATGAAGCGTGGCGGTAAAAAGAAAAGGTAAAAAGCGCGATTCAAGATTAAAGCGTGCCGGAGTATCAGGTTTTAATAAACCAAAGCGCACTCCAGGGCACGCAAAAAAGTCACATATTGTAGTGGCAAAAGTTGGAATGAAAGTTAAGACTATTCGTTTTGGGCAGCAAGGAGCAAAAACTGCTGGCAAGCCTAAAGCAGGAGAATCAGAGGCAATGAAGCGTAAGCGTGCATCTTTCAAAGCACGGCACCGTAAAAACATTGCAAAGGGCAAAATGAGCGCAGCTTATTGGGCCGATAAGGTGAAGTGGTAATGAGTGAATTTCATCCAGCAGACACTAATGGCGATGGTAAAGTAGACGACGAAGAAAAAGCAATGTACATGGAGTTTAAGCGAAAGGAGCTAGAAGATGCGGACGCAATGCGAGATGCACAACGAAATATGGCATGGTTCTCTCTTGCTGGTATGTTGTTGTATCCCGCCATGGTTGTTCTTACTGATCTTGCTGGTTTAGAAAAAGCATCAAATATTTTAGGTGATATGGCACCGACTTACTTTGTAGCGGTTGCAGGCTTGGTAGCAGCGTTCTTTGGCGCACAGGCTTACCAAAAAGGAAAATAAGTGGACTTTTTACTTGATCTTGCAGTAAATTTTTGGCAGTGGACTATTGTAATTAGTCTTATTCTTATAGGCTTCGTAGCCAGTATTTTTGACGGACAAGGAGAAGATAGAGTAGGTTTTTATTATGATGAAATGCCCCATATGAAGCCTCTTGCAATTCAGACAAAAGATAAAGGATTTTGGAAAGCAATATGGATGTGGATGTTAGGTGTTCGTCAATGGGAAATCTGTGATGATTTTCATTTTACACTAGGAGTGGAAGAGTATGTTATTCCCAAAGGATTCCAGTTTGATGGTGCGTCTGTCCCTAAATTTCTTGCTATGTGGTTGTCTCCTACCGGTGTATTACTTATGGGCGGTCTTGTTCACGACTATGGCTATAAATATGCTACCCTTATGAAAAAAGATGGAACAGATATCGGCAAGAAAGACCAAAAGTGGATGGATAAACTTTTCCGTGACATTTGTATTGAAGTAAATGGTTTTAAGCTGTTAAACTACTTAGCATACTGGGCTCTTCGAGTCGCAGGATTTGCAGCTTGGAATGGGCATAGAAAAAACGATTAAAGGTATAATAATAACATGACAATAGAAATAAGTAGGAGAGACTTAGTCTCCGAGCGACTTGTTGAATTTCAATCTGAGACGAGGTTTCTCAAGCTTCCAGTAGACCCATACTTGGATTTACTCGGCGTTACACCTCTTCCGTCTCAAATGGCGATCATAAATGCGATAAACAATAATAAGTACCGTTTTGTAACTGCAGCAATTTCAAGAAGACAGGGCAAAACTTATATCGCAAATATTATTGGGCAGCTAGTATCGCTAGTCCCAGGTTCTCACATTTTAATTATGTCTCCGAACTATGCCTTGTCTCAGATTTCTTTCGACTTACAAAGACAATTAATTAAGCACTTTGATCTTGAAGTAGCAAAAGATAATGCTAAAGATAAAGTAATTGAACTAACAAACGGTTCTACAATAAGAATGGGTTCAATTAATCAAGTAGACTCTTGTGTAGGGCGTAGTTATGATCTTATTATATTTGATGAGGCAGCACTTGCAGATGGTAAAGAGGCTTTTAATGTTGCACTGCGTCCCACCCTAGACAAAGATAATTCTAAGGCTCTGTTTATCTCTACTCCTAGAGGAAAGAGTAACTGGTTTGCTGAATTTTTTAATAGAGGATTTACTGATGAGTTTCCTGAATGGGCATCTATACGTGCAACCTATAAAGATAACCCTAGGATGTCTGAGAGTGACGTTTCAGAAGCTAGAAAAAGTATGTCAGAAGCAGAGTTTAAACAAGAGTATGAAGCAGACTTTAACACCTATGAGGGGCAAATTTGGAACTTTAATCACGAAACCTGTATTGAGAACTTGGAAGAATTCGATGTTTCAAAAATGGATATATTCGCAGGTCTTGATGTGGGGTATAGAGATCCCACTGCCTTTTGCGTTTTGGCATATGACTGGGCAGACCAAAAATACTACATCCTCGACGAGTACTTAGATGCTGAAAAAACCACAGAGCAGCATGCTATTGAAATTAGTAGACTTATGGAAAAGTGGGATATTGATTATATCTTCATTGATTCAGCAGCTCAACAAACTAGATTTGACTTTGCTCAGAACTATGATATTACTACCACAAATGCCAAAAAGTCTGTACTGGACGGCATTGCTCATGTGGCTGCTATTGTTGATAATGATAATTTAATTATAGACCAGAAATGTCTACATAGTTTATCAGCGTTAGATCAATATCAGTGGGACCCAAACCCTAACTTGGCCAGAGAAAAGCCAAAACATAATATGGCGTCACACATGGCCGATGCTTTACGATATGCAGTTTATTCATTTGAAACTTCGTCTACAGGTTTTTAAAAAGACCTAAGAAAAAAAGTAGTTGACAATTTAGTTTCCTCACGATATAATTTCGTTATTAAAAAGTAATAGATTCAAATATGGCAGAGCTAAAACGAGATCCCGTAAAGTATATACGAGATAAAGCAAAATCAAGGTATGAAAAAGCCTCCGAGTGCTACATATGTGGGGCAGACACTGAGCTTGATTTTCATCATTACTATAGTTTAAGTCCCCTACTTCAGAAGTGGGTTAAAGAGCAAAACTATATGATGGAGGATATTCGAAATTTTAGAGATGAATTTATTAATGAACATATTGAAGAGTTGTATGATTATACTGTTACTTTGTGCCACGCTCACCACTTAAAATTGCACTCAATATACGGGCGAAACCCAACATTACACTCAGCGCCTAAACAAAAACGTTGGGTAGAGATACAAAGAGGAAAGCATGGCTTGGTATAACTTTTGGCAAAATAAGGATATGGAGGAAAAATTAAATCCTGCTCAACCTTATTATGACCATAAAACAGAGCCTTCTCGAGAAAAGGTAGTAAACTACGAGAGAGCTTATGAAGACCTCGAAATTGTTAATCGAGGCGTAAATTTAATCGTTGACGATGCATCGGAGATTCCTATTGCCGTCGGCGGACAAGTTCAAGGTATGTCTAGTGTCATAAAAGGTATTAAGCGTTCTCGTGTAGAACTATTACTAAACAAAGAGCCCAACCCTTTTCAAGATATTAGCACTTTCCGTCGTAACTTGATTACAGACTATTTATTAGATGGTAACATTTTTATTTATTTCGATGGTGTACATATGTACCATCTTCCCGCAAACAAAGTAACTATTCATGCAAGTGACACTACTTATATTGAAAGATTCAGTTTTAATGAGAAAGTAGACTATAAGCCAAGTGAAATTATTCACATTAAGGATAACTCTTTCTATTCTATCTATCGAGGTGTTTCACGCCTAAAGCCCGCACTCAGAACGATGGTACTAATGAGAAGTATGCGGGACTTCCAGGATAACTTCTTTAAGAATGGAGCTGTTCCAGGTCTTGTACTAAAATCACCAAATACTCTATCTGAAAAGATTAAAGAAAGAATGATTCAATCTTGGTCAGCTCGTTATAGACCAGATGCAGGTGGTAGACGTCCTCTTATTTTGGACGGAGGTATTGAGATAGATTCAGTATCAAATGTTAATTTTAAAGAACTAGACTTTCAGAGTGCGATTGCAGAAAACGAAAAAATTATTTTAAAAGCACTTGGAATACCTCCAATGCTTTTGGACTCAGGTAACAATGCAAACATTCGACCAAATATGCGAATGTACTACCTTGAAACAATTCTTCCCATTGTGCGAAAAATTAACTTTGCAATGGAAAGACACTTTGGATTTAAGTGCAAAGAAGATATTACAGATATCCCAGCACTACAGCCAGAATTACGAGATCAATCGCAGTATTATTCTGCGTTAGTAAATACTGGGATTATTTCCCCAAATGAAGCACGAGAGGCTCTTGGATTTGACCTAGTAGAAGGACATGATGAGTTGCGAGTACCTGCAAATATTGCAGGAAGCGCAGTAAATCCAGATGAAGGTGGTAGACCCCCAGAAGGAGAAGACAGTGAGGATTAGAGGACGAAAAGCAGCATTAGACGCTCTTGTGATGTATATGATGGAAAAAGGTAAACTTTTCACTCGACTAGAATATAGCAAGCAGTCAGATGTGCCTCTTCGAATAGGACAAGTAGATAATTACTTTGGTAATTGGTCACGACTTGTTGCTATTATGGAAAATGATTATCCTGATGCGTGGAAACAGATTCACGCCCCAGAACCCGAGCCAGCTCCCAAACCTGAGCCTGCTCCTAAACCTGCTCCTGCTGACGACCCGCTCGCAGCATTGAGCAAGACTGCACCTGCAGAAAAGAGCGAAGACTAATGGAAAAGATTTTTAATCTTACCTCTACCTTCAAGGCTTTAGACGAAGATGACGGAGGAGTTCACATCTGTGGCATGGCTAGTACGAGTGATTTTGATCGTGCTGGTGATGTGATTGACGCATTAGCGTGGACTAAAGGCGGTCTGAATAACTTTGAAAAGAACCCTATTATTCTTTTTAATCACGATTATAACAAGCCTATTGGACGCGCGACAGGACTTAAAGTCACTGAAAACGGTCTTGAACTAAAGGCAAAAATTTCTAAATCTGCGCCCGATCATGTTGCGCAGCTTGTAAAAGAAGGCATTCTTGGAGCATTTTCTGTTGGTTTCCGAGTCAAGGATGCTGATTACCTATCGGAAACTGACGGATTAAAGATTAAGGATGCTGAGTTGTTTGAGGTGTCGGTTGTTTCCGTACCCTGTAATCAAGCAGCAACTTTTTCTCTGGCGAAGTCATTTGACTCTATTGAGGAGTATAATGAATTCAAAAAAACTTTCACCAATCGTGTAGATCTAGCCGGTCAGTCTCTGGCTAAGGATGAAAATTCATCGGTAGCTAGTGAAACACCGGACGAAGCGGAAAAATCCGCTAAAGAGGAGATCAATATGTCGGAAGTAAATACTCCCGAAGTCGACTTGGAAGCTTTTGCGAAGAAAGTAGCAGAGGAAACTGCTGCTAAGATCGCAATGAAGCAAGCTGAGTCAAAGGCTGCCGAAGAAAAGGCAGTTCAAGAAGCTACTGAGAAAGCAGAGGCACACGCCGAAGCTAAAGCTCAGCAGGAAGAAGAAGTTAAGCACAGCATCCGCACCGGTATCGAGTCTGGTACTGAGAAGTTGCTGGCTGACGTACAAAAAGAGTTGAATGATCGCAATGCGAACATGGAAGAGACTCTTGCCCAGTACAAGAAGGACCTCGAAGAGAAGTCTGATGAAATCTCTAAAATGCGTGAGTCTAAGCGTGTATTCGCTGACCGTGCAGAAAAATCAGACATTTCTAAGTGGGGCACAGACTTTATGGCCGCTCACATGCTGGGTGTTATGACTCGTAAAGGTTGGGAAACTGACTTTGCACGTGACATTCAAGAGAAGGCTGGTATTAACTATGCTGCAAACGCTGCTGATATCGATCAGGAAGTTGCTTCCCAGATCGAGAAGGAAATCATGCATGAGCTGAAAGTAGCTCGTTTGTTCCGTGAGATTCCTGTCAACGGTGGCGCAACTGTACTGCCGATCCAGACTGATGCTGGTAAGGCTGCATTTGCAAGCGCAGCAACTGGCGGTAACTTGGAAAACCGTGTAGAAATTACTAATAATCAGTACAATGCAAAGCAGGTAACTCTGAATGCATACCGTCTGATTTCTAGTACGTTTATGGACAACGACGTAGACGAGCAAGTACTCATTAACTTGATGCCTATGCTTGTTGAGTCAGTTGCTCGTGCACACGGTCGCGCAGTAGAAGATGCAATCATCAATGGTTCAGGTTCAATCACTGGTCTTGACGGCTACGCAGCTGCTAACTCAGACACTCTTGACATCTCTGATGCAGAGCGTTTGACTTCTGCTAAGCTTCTTGCTGCTCGTGAGCAAATGGGCAAGTATGGCTTGATGCCTTCTGATATCGCGTATATCGTAAGCCAGAATAGCTATTTTGACCTGCTGAACGATGCTAACTTCCAGACTCTGGATGAAGTAGGTTCAGACCTCGCAGCACGTGTTGTTGGTACTATCGGTGCGGTATACGGTTCACCCGTAATCGTATCTGAAGAGTTCCCAGCAGAAGCGGCTGGTATTCCTGCGGCATTCGCAGTTAATACTCGCAACTACGTTGTACCACGACTCCGTGGTGTATCAGTAGAGCAAGACTACGAAGTTATGAATCAGCGTCGCGTGCTGGTTGCTTCACAGTCTCTCGGTTTTGAAGAGATCGTTGCCGGTGCTACCGGTGCCGAGCCTTCAGTTAAGATCGACTTTGTTGCTTAATAACAAGTAACATAAACTGGGGAGGTTCGCCTCCCCAAGTTTTTACTAATTAGCTTATGACAGATTTAGTTACACTTATAGACTATAAAGCCGCAGAAGGGGTTACCACCCCTAAAAGTGATGCGCAGCTTAATTTTATTATTCCGTCGGTGAGCCAATTAGTAAAGACTTATTGTGCAAACAGTTTTGTAGATTATTACAGTACAAATAAAGTAGATACTATTAATGTAAACTGGGGTACGCATCTTATACAGCTTACAGAAAGCCCGGTAAATAGTATCGTATCCGTAGAAGAGCGAGAAACTTATGATTCTTCTTACATTACTTTGACCACAACAAGTTATGAGTATTATTTAGATAGTGCGACAGACAGCCTTATTCGTACTACTGGGGGCACTACTTATAAGAATTGGGCTCGTGGCCCAGGTGCAGTTCGTGTAACTTATAAAGCAGGATACGCAAGTCTTCCAGCAGATTTAAGACTTGCAGTTTTTGATTTGATTACTTACTACTTGAA